TTTTTATTGAGCATAGCTCACCAGTCTATAGGGTATCAAACCTATAAACATAAAAGGCCCTGATTACCACCAGGGACCCAAATCGCACCACCGTGGTACGAGCACCGTCGTGAGACGATACCGCACTCGGCCTCTAAGAGTATAGCTATTGCCAAACTCTTGAATAGACGGCGACCAAAGCCTTGCAAGTAAAACTGCAGTGCTGTCCAAATAGTCAGTTTGACCGACGGCCACTAACGCTCGACAACGGTACCCTTCGAGTCCTTCGACTCCATGGTACCGCCTTCGAGCACTTGAAGGCGCTGATTCATCGAAGTTACAGATGAAGCCAACGTCTCCAAGTTGCGCTGAGACCCTAAGTCGTAAAGACTTCGGTACCCCAGTGAATAAACTGCGCCAACAGCTAAGGAACTTGCGATCACAACCGTAATAAGAATTACGGCGATTAGCAAGCAACCTGACACTATTAGCCAGTTTGTAAATGGCTTGTACATTTGAGACCCTTTCTTTTAGAAAGATTGGTTTACAGTCTATCCCATCCCAATAATGACTCCCGCAGGATTCCCGAAAATATCCGGTCGAGTAGCTCTTTTCAGAGTTAACTCTAAACCCGAGGAAGTCACAAAAGGATGAATAGAGACCTAGACAACTACGAGGAAGTACTACGTCATCCCCGTAAACGCTTATCGGGCCCTCGTCATCCTGATACTCTTTAACTGCTAAAGCAGCAGCGAAGAATATAAGAGACTCGAGCTCGAAAGTAAAGCCGTTCCCCATTGATGAGAATTTCTCCCACCAATGAGGTTTGTGGTCCAGGATGCCGAATTTCGATCGGCACGAGTCCATAACCTGAAGCCAATCAGAGGGCAATAGCTCCCTGATCAAATTCAGGCTAATGGAATCGCTAGCGGAGCTGAAATCAATTGTTGCGGTGAGCTGGTCTTTCGACCCCCTCATAGCAAGTTCCTGATTCCTGCTTTGCGTATTTAGATCGATCGAACTACGAAGAAGTCGACGACGAATCATGCTACCGACCGATTTTTGAAACCAGAGATTAATTCCTGGCTCAACGGCGATAACACGATCTGTTTTTGAATTCTTCGGAACGGTGACTACAGTGTTCCCGGCCTGGAATGACCACTTCTCACTTCCATAAAGGTATGATAGGTGACTATCCCAAACTGGGTAAGCGACTGAAAACAGCTCGCCTACCAGGGAGTGCAGATGAGGTGTTATTCCATTTTCTAAATGGAACTTATTGATGGCGCTGACGTAACAACCTTTAAGTCGGGTTGTTACTCCAGGTCCCCAATTAGCTGAATCAAAGAACTCCTCTGACTTAAAATCGCCAAGAATATTAGCAATTTTACATTTGGTTGCATGAAGCAGCCAAACGTTAGAACCCGTATAAAGGGGGTCTAAAGCTAGATTCTTAAAGCGATTGTTAGTACTGCGACAAAGTTCTTCATACTGCCAAAACTTCTTCAACGCTACTTCCTTTTTATCGAAAGTAGTGTCTAAGAAAGCAGACTTTGAAAGAAAACTCGTCGCAGCGTAATCGTCACGAAACTGAAAACCGTCCAGGTAAAACTCTGGACGACATTCAAGCTTAGACAACTGATCATGGTCTTCTTTAGATTTTGAAGAATAAAGAAGATACACAGTCAGCGCTCGAGGCGTGCCGATCGATTGGAGAAACTCCTTGATGAAACCATCCGAAGTCGGACGGGCAACACGAAACTCGGTAAAAGATTTAACTTTTACTTTTTCATTCGTTATCGACATGAAATACTCCTATGTGGACCATCTGGTTTCGACCTTGCGGTCGATTAGAGCCTAAAATTAATAAACAGGCTCGAAGTTCTGAATGGCGTTAGTGATAACGGCATCAGACAGGTAGTCCTTCAACATCGCAAGAAGGTCTTTGCGCTGCTGGAGGGTGCTACGCTCCGGAAGAATCCACTCCGTGTTGCAGATGAGATTATACGACAGCGTCGGAGCCGGCTGAATACCGGTCGACGTTGACGGACTTGTCACCTCCAAAACGGGAGTAACGAGCTTCGCCACAACCTTGTACGCGCGGGACGCCTTTGTAGGCGATCGCATCGAGAAGGTTGCTTTGGGATAACCGAGGGCGATTCCGCCCGAACGGTCAACCCAAGCTGCCACGCCGGACAAGATATCCGGTTGTGGGGAGAAGGTGTGATTGACTGGCGTTGCTGCATCATCAGTCAGCGTGATATTGGCAATTGCGCCCATATAATTGTTACCTCTTAGAGGAAAATACAGTTGTTAAAAGTGCAATCGCATTAGCGGCATGTTCAAAACTAAGTGGATTCTTGAATTGCGGAAGAACAATTCCGGGGAAGTCCTCCAAAGGAGTTCTTACACAGAATACTTCACGACACTCAGATTTTCCATTCCAGTTATAGACCATGCCGGTCACGAGATCGCGTCCGTTTGCCGAAATAATCCGTTTTTGCTTGGCATCCCAAAATTCGGTAATACAACCTTTCTCGAACGAAAGACCATAAGTAGCGTCCAACGATTCGAGAAACTTACCGACAGGGAGAAACCAATCGACTACGAATGAAAACGGCAACAATTCCCAAGCAAGATAGGCTGGATTAGTAAAGCCTGCTTCCTTGGCCGTCGCGAGAATACCACCAGGGGTCGAGTACCAAAGAACGATAGATATTTCATATCGTCGCTCCTTGAACGTCACAGTGTTCACAAGAGGTGTCCAGTCAATAGCACTGAAGACTTGCGAATCATCGTGAGACTCCAGCTGTTGACGGCTACGTACTACATTTCGTACCTCGTGGCTTTGTTTCTGAGCTAAAAACTCAGCAGCCCCGTGTATGTCTTGTAATAGCGGTCGCCATCCATACTGAAGTTCTAACCACGCCTTTTCAACGGCGTTTCCGGTGTCTACCTTGTAATGTTGCTGGAAGGCAATTTTCTTTCGCTTTCCAATTCCTATTCCAAGGTTTTCAGCGGCCCTGACGAGATTGCCTTTTTTAAGGGCAAGGAAAGAGTTTGCAAGCCTAGTAGCTGTCGAGGCTATTAGGTCTGCAGTCTTGACTCTCTCCGCAAACACTTGCGGCAGGTTAACTTTTGAATCGCGGAGTTTACCCCGGATTTTGAGTATAGCCTGACGCCGCATTGCATCTCTAAGTTCAGGGGGTGGAGCCCAATCGTTCATCTGAGCGCCGTCGAAACTTCCTCCTACAGAGGAGAGAGTACCGGAGCGCGTAATGAATGCACCATTAGGGAACAGTTTGGTAAACGATCCCTGCTGATTCTTAAACTCCCGCTTATTATAAGTGAAGAGGTTAGGTCTCAGTTGGGTCGCGGCAATCTGTAGCCGTTCACGGGGAGGAAGAGGTTTCTTCTTCTCCTGAACAATGAACTCCTTTTCTGGAGGAGGTCGCCAATTGCGACCTTGATACCCTTGGAGAACCATACTACCATCTAAAGGGATGCGTTCCTTTGGAGGTTTAGGATGAGCCTTCTGAATATCAGGGGTCTTAACTGTGCGAACTTTAATTCGATTAAAGGTGCCATACCCAGGAGTAACAAAACCTGATCTGTAAACACGGACATAGCTCATTTCATTATCGATGACAGAGGACGCACCTGTAGAATCATAGGTGAACTCCTGACCCGGAATGACATTAGTCACGTCTGTGTTTGGCATATCAGTCTCCTGGCGAGTGGGGCGACGAATTTTAGTACGTCTAGGTAAAATGGATAGGGACTTGTCCCTAAGCTCCTAGCAGCCTCGCTTTAAGCGGAGAAAGGAAGGAAGTTCAACAGCCAAGTGATAAAGCTATTAAGCAACGTCACTAGCTGCATGAGGATAATTTGGATTATATCATCAAGGGTCATATTCGATCCCTGAGTTAGTCACCAAACTATCGAGAGCATACTCGAACGAAATCCTGGATTGAGCATTAATGCCGCCTCCAAGAACTTGGTCGATTTTGTCTCCTTCATTCGTGATGAATCTTATAAAGTAGTGCTCCACCACGGGACTTGCCAGGGTACCGCTTCGTGCCAACTCATAAGCGCGTGAAAGCTGATCTGGGGTTTGAACCCAGAACGGCAACATTTGCGCATGAGCAGCATCGGCGATACCCTGATCATAGTAACCGAGCTGAGGCACAACTCTTAGACGCATAACGATTCCTTTCAAATGTATCGACTACGGAAGTTAAGGAACTATCCCGAGGTCCGGATTTTCACCGAAACCAAAGGTAGGCTTAACCACTCCGTCAGACTCGGAACGAGGAAACTCGTCCGAGAATAGCACACGAAAGATCGAAGACCGAGAGGCCTTAGATAGATCGTCAGACCCGAAGTCCAGTGAATTACTGAACCCGGTCCGTAACTTACGAGTCGTTGGGGGGCGTCGGTGTACAGCGAATGCCGGTCGAGCCGGGGGGAAACCCCCGTCAAGGTCGATACTCACGTACGCAAACACCCTCCTCAAAATCGTAAGGAAGTGCTCGTAGTCACGCAGGTCCTGTAAATTAACAGCAACCCGCGTTATCTCATCGTTACCTAGTAAGAGGTCACAAACGAGATAAATCCGATGTGGATTGATTCGCAAAGGCCGCACGTATTCAACGCAGCGACTAAAGCTCTCAGCATTAAACTGGTAGTCAAGGTCGCTTAGCCAAATATGTTCCGACCCATGCGATAAACAAACTGCAAAAGATCCATTCATTTGAAACTCCTTAATAGAGATGAGAAAAGATACTACGGAGTAGTACCAAAACTACC